TGAACGATACAAAGAAATCAGGTTCCCTAGAGGGTCAATAGTGATTGATGTCTTCGGCTACCTAGAACCACAAGACGGTGTTATAATCGAACGGATAGGAAGAAATCATAAAAATGAACAAGACAAAAAGCCTACAAATAAAGTGCAGTAAGTGCAAAACAGAAACTCATACCAATAGGTACTACTGCCGATCTTGTGATGCGAAAAGAGTTGCTGCGTATAGAAGCACACCAAAGGGTAGACGTGCCACCACTCTTGCTTACAAAAAGTGGGCTAGCCGTAATCCAGAACGAGTTAAAGAGTTACAGAAAATGCACAGGTTATCAAAGGGCGGAAGCCACACCCCTGACAACCTACAGTTGACACATCCAGTGTGCAATCTAAGGAAACATAACAAAACACCAGAGGTTGCGTATGCCTGACGAAACCCAAATCCAAGAAACACTGAAACAGAACATACCAGCAACAGCTGAACACACACCAGCTGCACCCACTGTTAGCGACCCAAGTTTGGTACAGGTACATTATGACCTCGACGAAATGACCCAGTATAAACTGATGCAACATTTTGGTGAGAACTATAAAGAGGGCGACCAAACCGCAAGACAACAGCTAACCTATATTTACGAAGCGATTGCAGACCAAGTAGGCAGTAAAGATTACCCAGTAGTTGTAGCTAAGATAAACGACCTGAAACGTATGCTCGGGTTGAATCACACCGATAACGCACGGTACAAGATGTACCAGTGGCTTAAACTTGACCAAAAACGTTCTCGCATTGAGCAGGAACAGGGAGTATTGATAAATGGCTAACGATGGCGGACAGACGCTTCCACGAATAGCTAGAGCTGAACATATTGGCCCAGATGATACTGGTGATAATATCCAAGCAAAACGTACTGCTAACTACGTCTGGGATGGTGCAGATTGGCAGCGAATGACGCAACCTGGTGGCTCGGCATCGTCAGGGAAAACTACAGATGCTTACGGCATCCAAGCTATCTCAGATGATGGTACATACAAGTACTTCTTCTTTGAAAATGACGACACCAACTACTACGTTATGCGTAAAAACCTCACCACTAAAGTCTTTAGTTATACCAAAGGAACGGGTAGTTATACGACGGTTTATCAATCAGAAATACTTGGCCCTAGTGGTTCACCGACTTGGGGTACGAGAGGGGCAACCTTCTAATGAAACCTATAAACCGCAGATACCACAATCTAGACGATCCTACTATGCAACCAAGTATTACCTGGGATATGAGCAACGGTAGTGAGATTGTTGTATCAGACTTAGCAACTAGTGGTGAAGTTGGTGACGGCAAAATAGAACTAACCGCACTCGCTCAGGCTGTGTGTGATGCGTATGAGGAGACTATCTAATGGCAGTTATCGTATCAAACGGGGCAACTACGCTCGCAACAGCTAGTGGGTTCTATCGAGCCGAGGCTTATAACCTAAGCATGTTCTCAACGACTGTGCTGGCGTTATCAAGTACCAGAACGATAGCAGTCACCTTTGCGAACGCAGGCAACGCACAGGGCTTGATTATCCCTCTCGCAGCAAACAGCCATGTGACAAAATCAGTGACCGTTAAACTCCAAGAACTTGTTGCAGCGGTATGGACTGACCGAGCAAGCAAGACTTTGACGGCTGCGGAGATTTCAAACTCTACCGCTAACACCTCACAAGCTACTTGGATAACACCGTTTCAATTCGGAACTCCTTACGCAGTCAACACAACTGCTGGTATCTGGCGATTTGAGATAACACAAGGTGCTGGGTCAAACAACTGGAACCTCATGACATCAAACGGAACTGCCCCATCTTATGTGGCGTGGTGTGATAACGCTGTCAGTTACGCCTCTGGTGATGTGCCAATAGCCAAAGAAAAGATTACGATAGACAGTAACTGTACGTTCACAGGATTACTCTCAACAGGTGATTCAACTAACTCTATCTGTGCAATAGCTTGCCGCTCAACAACTCCAACAGTCGGGAATGACGCTATGTTTGAGTGGGAAAACGCACCAGCAGCCTCATATACGATGAACATCAATGGGTTCTTTGTATTATCTGCACACTCTGGCTTTCGAGCTGGGACTTCATCAAGCCGTATACCAACAGCGCAACAGGCGATTATAGACATCAAAAACGCTACCTCTGGGACATCAACTTTCTCTGGCTTCTGCTGTGGTGGTGTATCTGGTAACAACGCTGCATATTTTGGGAGAATGTCACTTAATATCTTTGGCGAGATTCCAGCCGTTACACGCACGACCTTGGCTAGTGATGCCGCAACTGCCCAACAAGATATTGTCACCACTGACGCAACAGGTTGGACAGTCGGGGATAGCATCTGTATTACAAAGGGTGCAGCGGTTGGTGCAATGGCAGAAACAGCTCCGTTTACGATTGATACGATTGCTGGGACAGCGATAAACGTGAACACGAATATTCTTACGGCTACCCGAAAAGCTGGCGGTCATGTGTTTCGGCTAAACGGCTACGGAGTGGTGTTGAAATCAAGCTTTGCTTCTGGCTCGGTGACTAACTTCTTGAACGGTCTTAACGGCTTGAGGTTATCTGGTGTACAGCTTCAAACAGTTGGCTTCACCTCATCCAACGGAACCTCATTGTGGTATGACGAGGCAGCGAATATTGACGTTATAAAAGTTGATAACTGTTCTTACTACACTGCCAACGGTTCGGGAACGCTGTTGGTTGGAGCAAACTTTACTGCAACCGCATCCGCAGGGATAGAGATTAGTAACGTCAACTCCTTTAAGGGTGCGCTTACGCAGACGTTTTATGGACCATCACGAGACAACTCTTTGTTAATAGAGGATTGTGTCTTGTATGGCTCTGTTGGTAGCATACTTGGTCTGACGAGAAACCGAGGAATTGTGATACAGGACAACTTCTTCTACAACATCTATAACGCACAGGCGATAGGTGTCACAAGTGGCATGGCTAGTTCTACCGTTCAAAGAAACGTGTTCTGGGGTGCAATATACGGCATGAGGGTTGACGGTGCTGTGGTAGACCTTGACTGGAATAATAATGTTGTAGACTACTGTACAAACGTATTTTGGGTTTTCTCGGTCATTCTAAACAGTGTAGTGGCAAATGATAGCTACGGCTTGAACGGGGCTGTTACCTATGTCGCTGTGCCATTCGCAGCTTATAACTCGTATTGGGGCTTGGTGTTTAGGGATTGCAACATCGGGACGATAACAAGGTTTATTGATGACATGACCCAATCCGTTGACGGCTCAAAAATTGGGATTCAAAACTACGACCTTACGACAAACGATGACCAATGCTGGATGACCTATGGCGTTATCCAACGCACAGGTACAGGGCTGTCCGATACTACTGTAAGAACATCTGGCGGTTATGCGATGAGATTTACGCCAACTAGCTCGACCTCATTAGTACACTGGGAACAGACTATCCCAACAGGTGACATAGATACCAAGACCATGACCATATCTGTCTGGGTCTACATCAACAACGCAGCCTACTACGCTGGCACACACACCAAGCCAACCCTAACCGTAACCTACGATAACGGGACTGAGATATCCGCTGTCGCAACCGCAACCGCAGGGGCATGGCAACAACTGGCGGTGACGTTTACCCCTGCCACAAGTTTTGGACAGGTGGAAATGAAGATTACAGGTGCAACTGACGCTACTGGTACAAACCGCTACTTCTATGTCGATGACGTGAACATAGCCTATCCTGCTGGCGTAGCAGTAGACCTCGGTAACCTTGACCTATGGGCAGATGGACTACCTGTTGCCCCAGCTATCGCAACCGTACCAAGTTTGGGTGGGGTGTGGGATGAGCCACTTACCGCACACACCATTGCTGGGTCTATGGGCGTACTCCTGAGCGATGCAGCAGATAACGCAGAACTGGCGGCAATAAAGTAATGGACAATCCAAAAGAACCTACCAACGCTGATCTTTACGAAAGACTAGGCAGAATGGAAGCCTCAACTTCTGAACGGCTAGATTCTATCCTTGAACAAGTTAAAAAGACTAACGGTAGGGTTACTCGACTTGAAAAATGGAAAGAGCGCCTTGACATCATAGAGGTATACAAAAAAGAGAATGGTGCAATTATCGTACCGAAAGAGGTTGACTGGCAGAAACTCATGCTCTACAGCCTTGGTCTAGTCGGTACAGCACTAGCAGTAATAAGTTATAGGCACAGCCCATGAACGCTACAAACAATATCCATTCCCAAAAGGCTCTACAATTATTGACCCACATGGTATCATACAAGATAGGGATAATACTACAGTTATTCGTGTAGGAAGAAAATAAAAGGAGAAATAAATGGCAAAAGACGCATCAGGGAACGACATAGTGACAACAGGGGCAGATTCATTATCCAGCCTGTCTACTAGAATCGCTGGAGAAGATCTAACCAATGACGTACTAAAAATACAAGACAGCGCTAGCTACACCAACCTATCAGCATCAGCTTTAATCAAGACAGGTGCTGGTGTACTAAAAGGTATCGTAGTAAACTCACACTCATCAGGAACACTAAAACTCTGGGATAACACCTCAGCAGCAACTACAGTCCTATTCAACACGATAACTTTCGCAGCAGGTTCAGGTATTGTGATAAACCTACCAGCAGTAGAGTTCTCAACAGGTCTATACGCAACAATCGGTGGAACAGCAGACATAACTCTGCTTTGGAAATAAGGAGATATCATGGCTAAATATAAAATCACCAACATAGACGAAAAAGGTAAAGTAACCTTTCAGATATTAAGCGGTTCTACAGTTATAATGACTGACACTCGCCAAGATTTGCCTGTTGAAAGCAAAGAAGAAGTAGATGAGATTCTATCCAAGTTTGCTAACGATGTTGAAGCAGACTTTGTTTCAACCGTAACAGTAGACCCCGA